AAAAAATGCCCGAGCCAGTTTGTCGCTGTGGATAATCCAACCTCGAAGCATACAGCCGAGTTGCTGTCCTGGAGACGGATGGGCTCTGGATATGCTTGAATGAAGCTCGTGATGTAATGCCAAAGCGCCGCCGTGAATGGCGCATTTGACGCGATTGCCAGCGATCCAAGCGTAACTTGATCCGTCGTGCCGTTGAAGGTCAGCGCACGGCCCACCTTGCCGATGGCGGTTTTCGTATCGGTGTTCGCCGCCGCCGTGCCGTGGTTGCCGTTGCCGCTGGCGTCGGCCACGACCGTGTTGGCCGCGTTGTCGTTCAGTTTGTACCACGCGAGCAAACTCATAATGAATGACGGGTTGCGAGAAAATACGGATCGACGGCATTTATCATCCGATTCAACTGCTCGATCCGATCTTGTTGGACCTTGGCCCAAGTCGTCCAATCCACGCTCTCGCCGTCGATCGAGTGGGATGGTTTGGGCGATAACGATTCCGCCTTGAGGTTGGCGACAATCTGGTCCCGGATCGCGCGAAGGTCGGCGACTTGTGTCATAGGCACACCAGCGAATAATAAATTCCCTCCGCCCCGCCGGGTAAGAGCGGGGGGAGGGTTTGTTGACCGGCGGAGAGAACGGGCCGCCGGGAATCAAACATTAGGTGTACGTGTTGACGCCTTGGAACACGTAGCGCGGTTCGCGGATGAACGGCACGCCATGTTCGCTGGCAACGTACACCGCCACGATGTCGCGGCGCGTGTCTTCGCTGCTCAGCGGAGCCTGGACCGTCGAGAACGGCACAATCTGCCGATAGACGAAGGCCCGCTTGAAGTCGCCGTACAACCACACCGATCGGGCGTGGGCGGCGTCATCGTCCAGGGCTTGCGTGGCGTCCAATGCTCCCGTGTGCCCGCTGGCGCCCTCTTTCGTGCAATCCACGCCTGCCAACAGGAGCCGGTTGTACCAGATACGCGAAGAAACCAACTTCGTCGCATATTCGGCCAACGGGTTATCACTGTTGCGGATGTTCAACTGCACGGCCGACGCCTGAGTCAAGATACCCGTGTTGACGGCCGAACCGGCACGGGTCTGGACATTGGTGGCCCGGAGGATCGTCCGCGTCAACAGTTCGTTGTGCGGAGCAACCCAGAGGGTGGCGTTCTTGGGGTCGATGGCAATCTCGAATCCCGTCGCCGGGTCGGTGTTGGCACCCAAAATCTGGATGCCGACATTCAAGTCTTGCCAGTCATTCAGCGGCAGAGACGCCGCGGCATTGACGTAGGACATCGGCGCTGTGCCGTTGTAAGCTGCCGTCGCCAGGACCGCCGTGCGGTAGGTGTTGCTGCCCACGCCATCGCGGGCGTAGGTGTTGACCTTGCCGAGCACCACGTCGGCCTGCCGGGTTTCCTTTTTGCGGCGGACCGAATAGCCGGCAGCGTCGGCCGCCGATTGGATCTGGTCCGTCCGGTCGTAGATGAACGTCTTCATGTTCAACTGGACCGTTACGCCGTAGCGTTCATTCTCGGGAATCGAGACGTAGGTTTCCCCGAGTCCCACGGTCGGGTACGGATCGCCGTCGGGCAGATTGTCCGAGACGTTGCCGTCGTTGCGGACGCCGATGATCTTTCCGCCTTGCACCCGCGCCGGAATGATTTCCATCATGTCGTCGCCGATGAATTGCGGGTTGGTGTACACCGCCAGAATCATGGCGTCCAACAGGCCGCCCACGGTGTCCGAAAAGGCGGAAATGTGGGCGAAGTGCGAGGGCAACACCACGCCGCCCTCGGCTTCCTGCAATCGCAGTTGCGGGCCTATCGCCAGGGCGTGGGCCACCTTGCTGCGGTAGTCCGGCCCGAGGAACGTGTGGGCCACTTCCTGCAGCGAGAAGTCCTTGGCGTTGAGGCCCTGCGCCGCCCGATCCATCGTCGGTTCGCCCGTATCGACGTTTTCGGACAATCCCAGCAAGCTGCGAATCTTGCCGCGATACCCTTGGGTGCCGCGACCCGATTCCATCTCCTGCTCCAGCAGCTTTTGGAGCTTCACTCCGTAAATCATGGTTTCGCTTCCTTTTACAAGTGTTGAAGTTTCCCGCTCCAATAGCTGAGAAACGAATTGCACAAAATCACAAAATCACGCCATCGTTTGCATGCCTCCGCAGACGCCAAGCCCGCGGATGCGCACATCGACCGTCGCGTCCGCCGCCACAGTTGGCTTCACCAGCCGACCGACGGACAGGTTGGCGGTGGCCGTGGCGATCAGCGTTTGATTCAAGGCCGCATCGCCTGTGCCGCTGCCGACCGTTGCCACGCCGTACATCTGGCCGATTGCCTTGGCCGTCGTGGCCGCAATGTTGAACCGCCACACGCCCTCGGAGGCCACCCGGATGAAACCGGCCGGCATGGAGGCCAAGTGTTGGTCCAATGCCACGCCCAGGAACGCATCGTGCAGGGCTTCCTGCGTCACGGCCAACGCTCCCGCGTGGGCGACGTTTTCTGCCGCCTTCGCGGTGGTGTCGAGATACACCAAGTCGCCGGGATAGATCACCGCTGCGGCAGCGACAGGAACTATGATGGGTTGTGGGTCGCCACGGAGAAGATAGGCTTTCATAGGTCAATTCCTTTCTTTGTTGACGGGCACTAGGCCATCGTCTTCATGCCGCCGATAGTTTTCGTTCCGAATAGACGGATATGGGCGTGAGTGTCGGTCGCCAGCGTCGGCTTGACCAGCACGCCAAACGAGAGGTTCGCGGCGGCTACCGCCAGGGCTCGCTGATTGACCGGCGGTGTGTGGCCGCTGTCATCATCGTTGCCGCATCCGTAGAGTTGACCGACTGGTGCCGCCGCCGCGGCGGTAATGGGAATCTCAAAGATTCCCTCCGTCGCCACTTGCACGGCCTTGGCTTTGCCGGCCAATTTATCTTCCAAGGCAATGCCGAGAAAAGCGTCGTGCAATGCCTCTTGGACCGTTGCGAGGTCGGTAAGGTGGGACGCCATGTTAGACGCCGGGAAGCCGACTTGCGGATCGACCAGGCTCTGAATCATCAGGTCGCCCTTGTAAACGGCGATTGCCGAGGCCACGTCCACTTCGATCGGCCATGACTCGCCCGAAACGTGTCGCGTTGCCGCCATAGTATTTTCCCTTTCGTTGAAGGCGGCTTAGGCCATTGCTTGCGGGCCGCCGATGGTTTTAGTGCTGAAAATGCGAATGTGGGCGTGGGTATCCGTCGCCAGCGTCGGCTTGACCAACTTGCCGATGGCAAGATTGTCCGTCGCCACGGCAATCGCCAGTTGGTCCAGCGGCGGGCCGTGCAACCCGTCATCGTTGTAGAGGCCGAACGGCGTGCCGATGGGAGCAGCCGTGGTGGCGGCAATCGGAATCGAGAACACACCCTCCGTCGCCACCCGCACAGGCTTGGCACGGCCGGCGACTTTGCCGTCCAGGGCGATGCCCAGGAACGAATCATGCACGGCCTCCTGCACCGTGGCGAGGTCGGTCACGTGCGATGCCATGTTCGACGCCGGAAAGCCGACGGTGGTGTCGCCGATGTTCAGGATGATGGCATCGCCCGGCTTGCACACCACGGCCGACGCCATATCCACGACAATCGAGTTCGGATTGCCGGAAAGCAATTTTGTCCCCATAGGGAAGCTCCTTGTGAGTTAGGGCCGCGACTTCAGCCAGCGGGCCAGTTCGTTCGGTTCGGTCGGGATGCCGCCGGGATTGCGCGTCTGTTCGGCCAGGGCAACGGGATTCGACGGCGGGGCGTTGCCGAGATACTTTTTCGGCTTGGCCTTCAGCGCCGTCACGTCCTTGGCCAGCGTCGTCACTTGCTCCGTGAGCGACTTGATCGACGCCGCCAGCGTGGCCGTTTGTTCCATCACGGGTTCGGAGCCGGGGACTTCCTCGGCGGGCGGTTCCTCTGTCGTGCTGCCGAGATGGGCAGCGAAGAGTTCTTTGATTTTTCCTTCCGCCGATTCCAGGGCGGCCTTCTTGTCGCCCAGCGAACTGGCCGGATCGGACACGACCACGGCCGCCTCTTTCAGCACGGCCTCGATGCTGGCGACGAGTTCCGCGTCGGCGTTCTTTTCCGCCGCCTCTTCCTTTTTCTCTTCCGCCGGCGGCTCCGCGGCGGGCGATTCGGCCGTCGCCGTTTCCGCCTGCTCACGCAGACTGACGGCGGTGGCCGGGTTCGTCACGAGGTCCACTTCTTTCAACGATTCTACGGATTCCACGATAGTGGCTCCTTTTTCTTGACGGCCCGAACCATCCGCCAGGAGGCTGAGGCCAAAGAGGTTGAGTCCCCGCCGCAAATCCTCCTCAACTCGTTCGGAGAGCGGGTGGGACTGTAAATGATGAAGGTCGCCGCGGACCTGCCGCTTGTCCGCCGATTCGACAAGGCGCACGTTCCGCAAAATGCCGAAACGATCTTCCGCCGCCCGCCCCTTGCGGTCCCGGTCGATCGACGACGGATGGTCGCAATACACCGCAACGCCCTCAGCCAGCCGGGCAACGTCGGCCATTGCCTTGGCGTCGTAATGCCGGCGGTTGCGGGAAACGGAACCGTGAACCAGCACGTCGCGGATAATGCCATCTTCCAACTTCGCCGGCGTGTCCGATTCGGTAAACTCAATTAGTTCCATAGCTATGCTCCGTAGTGAAATGCTCCTATGTGGTAGTCGGGATCGCGGTAGACATTTGAATGGACCCAGTGACCGGCCGACGTGGCTTTCCGTAGGCTTTCCATTTCAGCTTTGCCCGCCCCCGGATAAATGCACACGACCGGTCCGCCTGATTTGCTGCCCTTGAACTGAATGGCCAGTTGACCATCGACGAGTCCCGTCGCCTGCACCCAACCGCTGATAGACGTGACGTGGTAAGGGCCTTCGTCAGAAATATCCAGAAGGTTGGCTGCCTTCGTGCCCTGGTAGGCTTGCAATGCGATGGCCATTTCTCTGCCGGCCGCGTAATCCTGCTTGGCAAGGGCACGCTCGGCAGCCGGGAAAATCGTCCTGGCCCCTTCCGCCGCACGGCGGGCCGCACGGTCCCGAGCGATGCCTTCCGCCATGCCGGTGCGGTAGCCCGCCTGATAGGCCGCGACTTCCCGTTTCAATTCCCGTTCGAACTCGGCCACCATCGCCTTGGCCGCCATGCCGGCGAGCGATTCGAGCACGCCCTTCCGCCCGCCGGACTTCACCGCCGCCTGCATGGCCCCCAGGATTGTCTTGGCCCCGAACTCCACCAAACTGCCGACGTTCAACCGGCCTTCCACGGCCGCATGGCCCCAAACCGTGCGGGCCGCATCACGCAACCCGCCACCGGGGACCATTGCCGGCTTGGCGATGCCCCGCTTGTCAAGCAGCGTTTCGGCCGGATATCGACCGGGGACTTGCCGACCGCTGGTGCGGCGTCCGGTGAATCCAGGATGTTTGATAGCGAGTGTCATAGCGTTGTTTCCAGCAGGCGCAACAAAAAAGCAATCGCGGTGATTCCGGCACCGGATTGCCTTGTCGCTGCGCCCCGCTATCCCTTCGCCGGCCAGCGTCGGGGAGCGTTGCTAGGTAAATTGTTCATCGGGCGGTTAGCCCCGGGGTGACTTCCTTTATGCTGTTTGCAGTTCTCTGCGTTCTCTCAGAAACGCTTCCAAGCCTCCGAATGTGAACTTTGCTTTCTGTGCCCACGGATTCACGGCTTGCACGGTCACAATCCGGTATGTTTCCTCTTGGTCCGCAGATTCAGGATCGGTATCGTCGATTGGTACGGTAACTTTTCTGGTCTGACTTCGCACTGATTCGACTGTCCAATCCGTATCATCGCCTTTCATGCGGAAAGTTTCGCCGGCCTTCAGTTCGGAAGCCCTGGAAACATCGGCGGGGTTCGCGCGATCAAGGCTAGGAGCGGATGCAACGGGTATTTCTTCTCCGGTTTTTACCTCATAACGGTTCCCCAATTCCTCCGGTTGAATCGTGATTCTTCCGCCGCCCCTATTGATGCCTTCGATCCATGCTACTTGTCCGCCTTTTGGCTGTATAATCTCTTCAATCGTATATGTGACGCCTGTCTTTGTATCACGAATTTTCGTACCTTTTTTTACTTCCCCGCTGCCCCCGCTCTTCGCAAACTCCCCCGCGTTTTCCGGCTGCCCGCGTGGATGCTTGGATTCATCCCACCCTGCCGCTTCCGCCAACCCAATCGCGTACCCCGCCACGGCCGCCTCGGCGTAGCCCGCTTGCTCCCGTACGCCCTCTTCCCGTTGCCGCAAGCCGCCGATGGTTTTCGGCTGCTTGCCCGGCGGCTGCTGTCCATTCGGTCCACCCAACCACGGCGGCAACACCAACACCTTCTCCGGCACAATGCCCGACGTTTCCTCTTCCCGCCGTTCGGCCTGCTCTTCGTCGAAGTCGTTCCCGCTGTCGGCCGTCCACGTTTGCAGGCTGATAACCCCTTCGTCGTGCAAAAGCTTGTTGGTTTGGCTTTCCTCAAGTTTGTTCCGGGCCTGCGGATTTTGGGCCTTGACGACGATGCTCAACCGTTCCAATGCCCCTTCCGCCAGCCGCCTTTGTTCGATGGCGATTTCCAGCACGGCCTTGAATATCGCCTTCCAATAACCCACCTGCTTCGCCTGCTGCTTCAGCACAACACGCAAAAACGGCGATTCGCTGGTCAAACTGGCCGCGTAGCTGCTGTCATTCGACGCCCCGCCCACCAGCCACGCCGGGGCGTTGAATCGGGCCGCGATGGTTTCGACGCCGTGCTTGAGGTTCTGCTCCACCGCGTCCGCGTTCGGATCGGCCGGCGGGCTATTCATCTTGAGCGATTCGGGAATGTCCACCACGCTGCCGGGTTCGATCTGCTGGACGTTGACATCGTGCTGGTTGGCCCACTGGTCGGTTCGCGGGACCGTGGCCGTAACGAGACTTTCCTGCAAACTCTGCAATGCCGCCAGGTCGGCCTGCTGATGCTCCCGCACATAGGGGATGCTGGCCCGAATCTTCGCACCCTCGCGGGCCGCGTAACGGAGTTTCTGGGTGCCCCGCAAATCTTCGTCCGTCGAATACAACGACGAAATGCCCCGCTTCTGATTCTTTTTGACGTTGCTCTTCAGGTGGAACATGAATTGGGGCAAGACCTGTTCGTCCCGATTCACCAGCGGGTAGTTGACGTTGTAGGCCCGCACGGTTTGCGTGTCCCACGCCAGATTCTGCCCGTAATCGCTGCGGGCCGGATCGCCGGAGGTCAGAATCCCGAAACTCCACGGACCTTCCCAATTTGCTCCGAGCGGCGGACGGATATTGTCGGGTTCGATGAATCGACAGCGAGTAGTCTCAATTCCCTCCTCGTCAGGGAAGAGTCTAACCAGGCACTCACCATCGACGTGCGACCGGGTAAACGCTTCATCATAAATGGGGCACCCATCGGCCGCCTCCTTCAATTCGTTGACCTCGACAAACTCGTCGATAATCGCCTGGGCCTGCTCGGACTCAACGGCGGCGGGGTCGGCCTCTTCGCCGGCTATGCTTGCTGCTTCCTGCTTCCCCCGCCGCTTTTTCGGAGTGACCACCACGTCATAGCCCGACGCCACCACGTAGGCAGCCAGACCGTTTATCACCGCCTGGGCGTTCGGGTTGGTCTCGTAGGCGTAGCGGGCCAGGTTGCGGCTGCGGTCGTAGTCGATCACCAGCCGGAGCGTCGCGCCCTTCGCCTGGTACGGATCGCGGAACCAGATCGGCGTGATCGACTGGCCGCGATAGGTGTAGAGCTGCTCCAGCGGGACCGGCGTGCCATAGATCGAATCGGTAACGGATTCGGAGAGGCGGAGCTGCCGGTCAAGCCGCGTCTGCTCCAGGCGGAGCCGCTGGGTTTCCACCTGCTCGCGGAGTTGCCGCACGGCCATCGGTACGGCTGGCGTGCGGCGTCGTTTCGTGGAGGGCGTTTTAGCCAATTTGTATCACCGTCATTCCGATGGTGGCGCCGTAGAACGTGAGTAGGTCCGCCTCAGACTTGCGGATCGGTAGGTCGATCCCACCTGCCGGCAACGGAGCCGAACTTCCCGATGCCGCCCCGCTGGCCCAATAGATGCCGGTGGCCGAAGGGTAGAGGGCCAGTCGCGTCAGGGAGCCGACGACGGCCTTGCCCAGCAGTGTGGCCAGCGACTTGCCGCCGGCGGTGGCTGTGACCGACACGAGATCGGGGCCGCTTAACAGCGTTTCGGAAGCTCCAAAGGCACGGGACATCGTTTTCAGTCCTTTCGGTTTGGTTGCGCCGTCGGCAGCCGGGTGCGTTTCCACGGGGGAACCCGCCCGCCGGCCTTCGCGGTAACTGTGCGGGTTTGTCCGCTTTGTGTCAAGTCCGAACCGCCCGAGTTCGCATTAGTGCTAGTTTCGGGTGGATTTCGGGGCGGATTTTCGACTGCCCGGGCGATTCTCTCCAAAACCGCCCCAGGCACCTTTTCGGGAATTTCGGAGGATTCGTAGGCCCACTCTTCGCACAGAACACAGAGCCGCGTGCGGCGGATCGTGCCGTCTTGCAGGGTCCAGGTGCGAAGTGTGCGGTAGACGTTGCCGCCGCAGACTCCGCACGCGGGGATTTTTAATTCGGGTTCACTCGCCATATTGTTAGTTCTCCCGTGAGTTGTCAAAACAAAAAACCTTGCCTTGCCGAGCCGGGCCCCGCCGCGCCAGGCCAAGCCGTTCCTCGCCCTGCCGCGCCCCACCAAGCCGCGTATTTTTCACCCTCTATACCTCACCGCCGCCGGCGGCCCCCGTCTACCGTGCAACAGCCGCTTGAACTCGCGCACGGCGATGGCCAGCGCGTCCGGGCCGTCGTCATGCACCCCCGTGGGAAACTCTTGCAACTGCTTGACCACCAGCCGGTTGGCCGGCGTGTTGCGGAAGTGGAGTTGGTGCTGCGCCAACAGCGGCCCCACCTCCATCCGAATCCGAACCTCCTTGTCCTCCGTATCGACGTGGGGCGACACGGGAACCGTCAACCCTTTCCCGCCGGCCATGCGGATGATGTCGGCCGCCACCCGCTCTTGGAACCCGTTGACCTCGATGGCAAACGAATCGGGCTTTTTCTCTTGTAACCACGCCACGCCCATCGCCTCGACCATCGGCAGCGGCACCACCCGCATGAACGCATCGTCCACCCAGAGTTGCGGCGGGTTGCCGCAATCCATCAAGACGTGCAACAGGGCTGGATAGTCGCCCGTCTTGGCGTTTTTGCCCATCGACGGATCGAGGGCCATGATCTTCAGGCGGTACGGCTGCTCGGGCAGATTGTCGTAAAAAAGTCCGGTGAAGTATTCGTCCGGCCACTCGCACGCCGACGGATCGCCGCGTGGCTCCTGCTGATAGAGGCACGACCAGAGGTAACTTGCCCCTTGCATAGTGAACTCTTGTTCGATGGACCGCAACTGCTCCAGACTGTACCGGCCCGGCCACAACGCGGCCCCATCGTCGCCGATGGCTTTGAACTTGATCGGGTGCCACTTCAACGCCGGCGACAGATCGGGATTCATGGCCAACAGCCTACCCGTCAAATCGTCGGGGTGTCGGCGGGACATAACCACGACGATCTTGGCGCCCGGTTCGCAGCGGGTGAGCAGGTCCGCCACAAACCAGCGGGCCAGCGTGTTGCGGTGTGCCGGCGAGTTGGCCTCTTGTTGATCTTTCACCAGGTCATCCGCGATGATGAGGTTGAATCCCTTGCCGGACACGGCCCCGAACGTGCCGATGCCCGCCATGCGGCCGCTTCGCCCCGACACCTTGAAATAATCGCGGGCGTGGTAAGCCGGATCGAGCCGCAAGCCGGTAAGCTGTCCCCACTGGTCAAGATGATCCCGACATCGCCCGCTCATTTCGGCGGAGAAGTCGCTGCTGTAGGTCGAAAGCAAAACGCCGTTGTCGGGGAACATGCTCAGATACCACGAAGGAAAAACATGCGACCAAAACTCACTCTTGCCGTGCCGCACCGGAGCCTCCACGATGATCCGGTTGCAGGCAGGGTTCGTCAACAGCCGCATCGCCGTTCGCTGAAATTGTTGAATGTGCGGCGGGAACAAGAACCGATCGGCCATCGTCAGCTTCGCGTACCGGGCCGGAGTCGCCAGCAATCGCGGGTCGGTCTGCGGAGTCGGCGAGCAGGCGTTCATCGAGCATCAATTCCTGTCCCAGGGCCAGCGGGCTTGCCAAGATCTGCTGCACGGCCGTGGGGATTACGACGGCCGCGAGTTGCAACGGCCCGCCGTTGGGTCCGGTAATTTCCTGCCGGTACTTGAACTTCCACGGCCGCAATCCGTTCAGGAGAAACATCAGCAGCGTGCGATCGCCTTTCACGGCCCGCCGGTAGGCAATCGCCTCCAGCCGGTCTGCCGCCTGCTCTTGGGCATCCGCGAATCTGGCCGGGTAACTTTCGTCCTCTTGCATCCACCGGGCGTGGGCGTGCCGGTCGATCTTCGATGCGTTGGATGCTGCCGTTATAGTTCCAATGCGAGTTACGGCCCGCAAAAACTTCTCTTGCTTGAACTCCTTGGTTCTGGTGTCCGGCGGCCTCTTGGCCGGTTTCGGTTTTGCTTTCGGTCGCTTCCACGGCGGAATCCTTCTTGGGTTGACGGCCGGTTCCGTCGCCGGCCCCATCGCCTGCGCTGCTTCCTGCTCTTCCACGACGGCCTCCTAGTCGCCGATGCGGACAAGGGTATTCAGCACGCCCACATCGGCCCCTGTGGCTCCCGTCCATCGCGGTTCGCCGGCGAGAACCTTAGCGGCGGCGGCGACTTCCGTCTTCAGCGCGCCCACGCCGCCGATGTCGATTATGCCCGTGTCGGCAAAGGTGCCCGCACCGGGGACGAAACTATCGCAGACGACCTTGCGGCCGTTGAAGGTGAACTCGCCGCTGGTGTGCTTGAACTCGTGGCAAACAAGGTCGCGGGTCGTGGGCAGCGTCACGTCGGCGGCGATCTCCACGTCCAGTTCCGGCACGTCGGCCCCCAGGTCAAGCGTACTATTTGCATTGACTTGGAGACTGCCAGACGCAATATCCCACACGGCAGTCGTGAGATTCACGATGCCCGTGATGGTAACAGCGCCACCCTGCCCGACGATGCCGCTACCGACGAGCCCGCCGTTGAACGTCCACGTCCCATCCCCAATCGTTCCATTTCCAGAAAGTGTTACCGCCTTCGAGTATGTAGCGGGCGCTGACTGAAACATCAGCCCTGCGTTGGCTACCGGGCCATGCACAACGAGGGTACTAAAAGCAAAATCAATTTCTCCGGCCGCACCGATAGTAACCGTATCCGTATCCGCATCGCCAAGGTCCATGGATGTGTCAAGTTTGCCAGCCGTGACGACGACATTCCCGATCGAACCAATGTCCGAGTGCATAAAAGCACCAGCAGCGTCGACGGTCAAATCACCAATGGCCGTCAAACCGTCTCCGAAGTAGGAAACGTCAGGTCCCTCAAGGCCGGCGGTGGTAATTGAAAAGTTGAACAAACCTTCCGTCGGTCTGTTGGTCTGGGGCGCTACTTCCGAGGCGATGTCGATCGTATCTCCGTCAACGGCGTAGCCGTTGGACCAGTTCCCTGCATTGGTGTAGTCAAAATTGACGGCGGCTGTCCAACTTGTTGTTTTAGCCATAATCAAAACTCCCTATTTTTCACGCCGTCGGCGGCGTAATCCTCGCCGGTCCAGTAGACGTTCAAGTCGTTGGTCGCGCCCATGATCAAACTCCCCTATTTCACGTTCCTATCAGTAACTTTTGCACCACCGCCCCGGCAACGCCGCCCAGCACTCCGCTGCCGATGATCGCGCCAATCAAGATGTTGAAACGGTTTTCCAAGACGCGGATGCGGCTGTCCATCGTTTGGATCGGACACCGCGACGTGTGCTTGTCAATCACCACCCAGGCCGCCTTCGTGGCGATCTCCATGACAAACTCGTTCAACGGAACTTTGATCTCTGCAATATGTGGAATGTCATCGGCCATTGGAAAACTCCCTATTGGCCGGGCCGTGTCTGATCGACCCGGCAGGCCTCCCTTTTTCCTCACGGAGGTGAGTGAGGAATCACGTCAATCTGCTTGCCGGTTCGCCCGCCGTTCGGCCCGCCGCTGGTGGCCGATTACGGCCCCCGCTCCCTTCACGGCTCCCATGACAATGCGGGCTACCGGATGCCTTCTGCCGCCGTCAGTGTCCACGGTCGCCGTCGCAGGCGTACATGCCTCCGGGATATATGTCGCCGGAGTACAGGCAGGTGGAACGACTGGGGCGGGAACCGGGGCAGGCTTGGGCGTCGGGGTCGGATTTGACCACCACCAGCCCACGCGGTTGCCAACAGCAGTCACCCCGATGGTTGCCGGCACTGTCACTACCACTCCGTCGCTCGCGTAGGTCCGTGTCAACGGAACATCAGCGACGAAAAACAGAAAACACAGTACAGCCAATACAACTAGAAATCCTCGCATCTCACTCCTCGCTTTCTGCCGCATGATGCGGCGTTGGTTCTTAGTCGGCCGATTCGACAATCGCGCAAATTACCTTCGCCAACAGGGCGACCGTCTCGGGCATCGCGTTCTTATCGAATATCAGCGGCTCGTTTGGAAAGGCTAGATTGCCAGCTTGCTTTGCCAATGCAGCCAACATGCCCGACGCTCCTTCACACAAGTCCCCAAAGTCCTTTCGGTTCATCATTCACGCTCGCTTTCTGCCCGCGTGGCGGGCGGTTGGTTCTTTCAATCCCTCGCAAGTATCGCGGCCATGATCGCTCCGAACAGGATCACACCCGCCGCCGCCGCAATCCGGTAGCCTAACAATGCCCCCGCCGCCGTGCCGATGGTCAGCGGAACCAGCCACCACCACCATACGCAAAGCAGCCAGGGAATCATGTTAGCCCTGTTTTGGTTTCTGCGCGGTCAACAGTGCCCACAGCCAGCCGCCGCGAATCTCGTCCAGCATCCTACCGACCATTTCGGCGTCGGCCTTGACGGCGGCAGCAGCTTCCGCCACAGCATCAGCAGCGTCGGGCAGCGGGCGGCCGGGCCGCTGTTGCTCAGTCAATACCGGCGGCAGTTGGGGCGAATCTTGCGGCATGGTTCAACCTCCAGGAATGGTGGTTGCCCGACAGATCCAAAGTTCCTGTCCACTGTGCGGCAGCCAGTCGTAGGGATCGAAATAGAACAAACCGTTCAACGGCCCCCAGTCGCCCCAGGAATTGCCGGCCTCGACTTCCCGCTTGCCAGTTTTCGGATGATGGCGCATCCCGCCCGTCGCAAACAGGGCATGATTGATGCCCGTACGACGCCACGGCGGCAGCGACCCGCCGCTGTCGGGATCGAAGTTGTTGCCCGCTCCCATCCCGAACTGGCCCGACCAAAATCCCGTGTCGAGCGCCGCCAGCCAGCTATCCAGATCGTCGCCGAAAAACACGGCCTCGACGATCTTGTGCTTTGCGGCTTCCTTGCCCGCCTCGGACGTTGGATTCTGCCAGAACTTGGTGCGGTAGGCAGATCGCCAGTCGGTATCGCTGATGCCCGCGTATCCCATCGGGAACGCCCCGTACTTTTGCAGCGACTCCAGGGCGTCGGCCATGTTCGCCCCGTTGTCGCTTCCGCCGCAGATCGGCGCGTAGACAGCCACCGGATTGATGTCGATGTCGAAACCTTCCTTGGCGAAGGCCGTCGAAATCGCGTGTGCGCCGGAATGACCAACACACTCATTTGTGCCATCCTGGTCGTGCCGGTATTTCCAGAAATGAGAACAATCCCGATCCTCGAAGTCGGCCGTCGGTCGCGCCGCCTTCAAGTCCGGACGATCGGACGCGAACACGATGGTTCCTTCGCGGTGCATCCGTGCGATGGTGGCCGCGGGTGAAGGCAAGAGGCCGAGGAATCGCTCTTTTCCGTTGACGAGGATGGATTGCATCACTTGGCTCCTTGCTTCAGGGGACAAACGCCGGTCGGGTAAGACTCGCCAGTGCCGCCGTATTGCTGGACGAGTTTCAAGAACGCCGCCACGTCTTGCGGGCACTCGCCCTCTCTGATCGGTGCGCCGCCTTCGTGTGGGGCAATGCCGATGTATGGCAACTTGACGTTGCGCGCTCGGTCGGCCCACGTCTTCCACGTTCCGCCGGCCTTAGCGGCGGAGTCGATGTCGATGAAAAAAACCGCGTGGCCCCCGTCCACGGCCCACTTGCGAATGTCGGCCGAGTTGCGAACCTTGGAAAATCCCGGCGTGCTTTGCTCCGTTTCCTCGATCACAACCACTTGAACCTTTTGCACGACCGGCGGTGGCGGCGGTGGCGGTGGCGGTGGCGGAGGTGGGGGCGGAACTGGCGGCGTCGGCCCGTAGAGCGATTCCAGCAACGCGACCAGGGCCTTGTAGTCATTCTCGCAATCCAAGACGGCCTTGGCCTTCGCCGCTGCCGCTGCGTCTACGGTGGCCTGTGCCGTCACGACTGCTTCGCGGGACCGCTCGCAAAGCGCCAAAGCGTCCAGCACGGATTGCGGGATCACGGCCTTTGGCGCGACCGTATTGACCACGGCGACCTTGGCCGGCGGATCGGCCGACACAACGGTCATTTCGGGGTAACTGCCCAGCGAGAGCAAGACGGGCAACAGTAGCCAGCGAGATTTCATGGGTTGGTTCCTTTACTCGGTCGGCGGGGTCGGGTCCATGAACAGCGGTAGGATGATCGGCAGGATCACCTTGGCGAACTCGATCAGCTTGGCGAAAAACGCCGCCCAATCGCGGGCGGCCACCGCCTTGCTCATCTCGTCGCAACAAGCCTGAAGCTTGGCGTGGTCGTTCGGCTTCGCAGCCGCCAGTCTTTGTGTCGCATTAGCCATAGCAACTCTCCTTCTTCAAGGCCGACCACCCGGAAGCCAGCAACCGCTGCGATTAGTGAAAGCCAGCCCCGGGTGGCCAGCTTGAATACAAGTTCCTCCTCTTCCTCCTCAGAAAAAACCGGAGCCGCGGCTGCTTGATGCGTCGTGCGTGCATTCGAGCTTCCTGCTCACCGCGGCTCCGACTCGTCGAGGAGAGTCACGGAGCACCCATAGAACCTTGCCTTCACAATTCAGTCAAGACCGCTTTTTGCGTTTTTTCGGCGGGGGCTCATTCCAGGATGGATTGTCGGCGGGTCTATGGAATGTCCCGCCCGCCACAAAACAATTCTCTGAAAGCGACTGAATAATCTCTGGATTCTGCCTTAATGGATGATCCTCCACACAGATTTTCCTGAAAATCCCCAACAAAAATTGTTCCGCTTCCTTGTGGGCGTCCAAAACCGCTCCGCGTTCCTCCCAAGGTAGCCCGCGGATGTCTCTCTCGCAGAACGCCCGATGCAACGCCCGTAGCCAAACGCACGTTTCGTCCGACGGCATGGGCAAAATCTGCCCATACGTTTCCGTTCGGTCCAATACCGACCGTTCATTGCCACGCAACGGCACTATCGCATGATGCGATTCCCTGCCCACAAAAAATCCTCCGTACTAGATTGCGTGCGTAATTCTTTCCCAGTGTCGGCCCGAGCGGTCTTCGTAATACCGCCACTGCCCACGGGCATAGACGGGGAACTCTTCGCCGGCCGTAAATTCCCCGCTGCTAGCTATGGGAGCTAGTTCGTCGGTCGAGCCGGCAGGCCCGTCGCCTTGGCCGTCGACCAGGCCGTCGACCGGCACTAAAACCTGCTCTCGCACCATAGACACGGTCGCCGGCGGGTGGCATTGGGTACAGTGCCAGAGGCCATAGGAGTCCCGCCAATGGTGGCGGCCGTAGGGCGGGAGGCAGTTCAGACAGCGGCTGGTGGGCCGGCGGGTGGCCGGCTCGGGAGTGGAGCCCCGCCCGGCCGGCGTGGTGGGGTTTGGAGTCTTTCCAATTGGAATTATTGGCCCCGCTGGGATTTTTTCTGGTTGGACAATTTGCTGGTCGTTTTCGTCAGTGGGACGGATTTTTTGCGGTGGGACGGAAGGAATTTCGGTTTGCGTCCCACCCAAATCTGTTTCACCACAAGGACTTACGTCGATTTTTTGGTCCGGGGGACGCAAAATCGGTGCCTCAAACACTTTATGGGTGAGCCGGTACGTACTGCGCTTCATGGGATTACAATTCCTGTACTGCTCACATGCGTTACCCCTATGATTATCTGTCCTAACCGTCCCACTAGTGCTTAAGTCTTTTGGTGCCAATGGGTTTTGGTGGGACGGATGGTGGGACGGGAGTGTTTTTTTACCGTCCCCCGGCACTGTTTTGCGTCCCACCGCCGAGTCACCTATCCCACCATTCTTGATATTTTTTTCCAGATTCTTTTGCGTCAGATATTTTTTCTCTAATCCGATCTTGAATGTCATAGTCGATATCCGATCCAGTAAGTGATCCATTCCACGCGAACCCTCTGCCATATTTTCTACTGGGATTGATCCGCATCTTCCTGAACCGCCCCTCTTCGCAGAATTGGGAGAGGATTTTGGAGCAGGCGATGGTGGTCTTGTGGCGGTCATTGGTGTACTCTCGATACCATCTGGCGGCAATTTTGGTAGGAATGTGGACCCGGGAAAGTTCCGCTTCGTACCCCAATTCCTCCAAGCGGTCGTGAAAAAAGCCCTCGATTTCTTCCGCCTCTTCAAGCTCGGTGTCCGAAGACCGGCAGCGGGTCGCCACCACTTTTTGGATTTCTGCCGCGTTTTCCAGCCGGCAGAGTACGCTTTCCTCCCACGCCCCCCAACGGGTGTGAGCCTGGAGCGGGGTGGTTTCCTCGATTTGCAGGAAGCCGAGTAGATCGGCAATCAGTTGGCCGCGGTTTTGGTCGATGAAGGCCAGAACCTTCGACTCCCACGCCCCGGTGTGCTGCGGGCGGGCGATCTTGATCTGGATGGTCCGTTGGGCCATGTCGGTCGAAAGGCTCACGCCGTTGAGTGTGAGCAGCCAGGTGATGGTGTTGGGGCGGGAACCCTCCCCGACGTACAGCCGCTTGCCGCTGATGGTGGGCGACGTGATGAGGGATTCTAGTTCAGCCCAGGAGAACTTCAGCGACTTTACGTTGTCGATGCGGACGATTCGTTTGTCGAGGCCGTCGGGGGAGAGCAGCCGCTGGCGGATGATGTCTGATTTTTCGTGAGGGGCCACGTCGATCAAGCCGGCGGCCAGATAAGCGACCATATCGGTCAACTTGGACTTGCCGGCCCCACGGCCGGAATCGCTGATGATCACGAAGGCCGGCCGGGCGCCGCCCTGCCCACCCCAAAAGATGGTGGCAAACATCGAAGCAATCAAGAGGCGGTCGACGTCGGTTTCGGGAGAGAACTTTGCCAGAAGTTCATTGAGGGCCTCGCCGTTGCCGGGCGGAGGGATTTCGCAGGCGTAATAGTGGTTGGAAATCAGAGGATAGTGGGGCAGATATTCGATGG